TTACCTTTGTTCAGGTTGATAAAGATGGATAAAGAACGTTTAAAGCTTATAGTAAGAAACATAGAGTCTCTATTGGATTGTCTGAAAGCAGAACTTTATGTATCTGATACTAACTTACAATACGAAGAAGTTTCAAATTACCTAACAGATTACGACGAAATTTACTGCGAAGAAGAGGATTGAAATGAAACCTATCAAAGCAAAGGATCTTTTAGAACTTGACCGTTATATGCAAGTTGTGATGATCCGTCAGACACAACTTCCACAAACTCTTGTTTATCAGGCAGGTAAGAATGATTATAGTGAAGACCCTATTCACACTAAGTTTCCCCCTGCAGAAAAGGAATGTGGTAAATGGGTAATTGAGCAACTACTGGCAAATGAACGGGGACATTGGGGACCTTTAGAGCATCCTGCAATTACTTTGGACTGTGTTGGGTTTGTTCATAATGTAATGGTTCAGGCAAGAACTCATCGTGTTGGAGTTTCTTTTGATGTTCAGTCTCAACGTTATACCGGTCGTCGTGTATTGAAGGTTGCGACTGGTGACCTGAAACCTGAAGAGGTCTTCTATGTGCGTCCAGAAGGTCTCTACCTGGACCGTAAAGGTCACAAGTACGAATGGACGAAGGAAGACTACGAAAGGCAGTTAAAGTTCTGTCTAGCAGCATCTGAGAGGTATGCAGAGGGTTATAATACTCGTGGTATGGCAGAGGAACATCTCCGTGATTATCTTCCTCAGAATATTCGTCAAAACTTTGTGGTTTCGTTCTCTCTTCGTGCTGCATTACACTTTCTAGACCTGAGAGCAAAACTTGATGCTCAAGTAGAGATTCAAGCACTTTGTGAAGGTATGGTCCCCGTAATGAGAGAATGGGTTCCAGAAATCTTCAGTTATTATGAAGAAAAGCGTCTACATAAAGCACGATTGAGTCCTTGAGGTATTATGAAATCTTATTGTGTAAAAGACTATTTTACTGGTCATATATTTAAAGTTCTTTTTACTGAGCAAGACTTTCAAGAATTTTTGAAATCTCATCCAGATATTGATGAGTGTATTGATTGTATTGAGTGTGATGATGCTCCTTCAATTTGTATCGAATAAATATCCTCATACACTATGGAGTCGTAAATTTGGCAACTTATCCGATTTATAATAAAGTTACGGGCGAACAAAAAGAAATTATTCTAAGTGTTCACGATTGGGAACAATGGAAAAAAGATAACTCTGAATGGGATCGTGATTGGTCTGATCCCTCAACTTGTCCATCGTCTGGAGAACTGGGTGAGGTTTATGATAAACTTAAGAAATCTCATCCTGGATGGAACGATGTTCTTTCACGAGCATCAAAAGTTCCCGGATCAAAAGTAAAACCAGTTTAAATAAAAAATATGCCCCCAAGAAGAAATACGCCCAAAACTCCAGTGCCCTTTGGTATGAGTAATAAGCAAATGAAACGTAAGAAACCTATTAGTTCTGATATAATGAGGACGATTGAACCTCTTACAAAGAACCAAGAAATACTCTTTGAATCTTATAATAAAAATCAAAATCTTGTTGCATATGGATGTGCTGGTACTGGTAAAACTTTTATCACACTTTATAATGCACTTAAAGATGTTTTGGATGAAAAGACTCCATATGAAAAGATTTATATTGTTCGTTCACTTGTAGCAACTCGTGAGATAGGTTTTCTTCCTGGAGACCATGAAGACAAATCTTCTCTTTATCAAATTCCTTATAAGAATATGGTGAAGTATATGTTTGAGTTACCATCAGAAGCAGACTTTGAAATGCTTTATGGCAATCTCAAAACTCAAGGAACGATTGGTTTTTGGAGTACTTCTTTTATTCGTGGTACTACACTGGACAAGGCAATTATTATTGTAGATGAATTTCAAAATTTAAATTTCCACGAATTGGATTCTATCATTACTCGTGTTGGTGAAGATTCTAAAATTATGTTCTGTGGTGATGCTACTCAATCTGATTTAATTAAGACAAATGAGAAAAATGGTATCATTGACTTTATGAAGATTTTAAGAGTAATGCCTTCTATTGATATTGTAGAATTTGGTGTAGAAGATATTGTAAGGTCTGGGTTTGTTAAAGAATATATTATTGCAAAAATGGAAATTGGTGTATGACATTTACTCATCATAATTACTTAGGTGATCTTGAACTAGATTGTAAGACTACGGAGAGTATTCGTCTGTACAATCTTCCCAGTGGTAAGTGGGTTCCTTCAATTACTTCTATAACTTCTTTCTACAATCGTGAGATTTTTGTTAAGTGGAGAAAACGTGTAGGTCTTGAAGAAGCAAATCGCATTACAAAAAGAGCAACAGCAAGAGGAACTGATTTTCACCAAGTCTGCCAAGACTATTTGGAGAATAAAGAACTTGTGTGGGAAAACTACCAACCCATATCAAAGTTTATGTTTTATCATGCAAAACCTTATCTGGATAAGATAAATAATATTCACGCAATTGAACGCACACTCTACTCTGAGTATCTTGGACTTGCTGGACGAGTTGATTGTATTGGAGAGTATGAAGGAGAACTTGCAGTCATCGACTTTAAGACATCTGAAAAGATTAAACCAGAAGAGTGGTTGGAAAACTACTTTGTTCAAGAAACATTTTATGCTGCTGCGTATTATGAACTAACTGAAATTGTTCCTGTTAAATTAATTACTATTATGGTAACTCCTGGCGGAGAAGTAAAAGTATTTGACAAAAGGAACAAAGGGGATTATATTAAGTTATTAGTTCGTTATATTAAAGAATTTGTACATCACAATACTGGGGCAACGAATGGATAATGAGTTAGAAAAGGTACTTGAGAGTAAATTCTTTTGTCCAACTAAGTTTGCTCAAGAGATTGAAACCCTTGTACAAGTTAATCTTGAGATGAATTACATTGATGCTATCGTTCATTTTTGTGAGAAGAATAGTATTGATTTAGAATCAGTTCCTAAACTTATTTCAAAACCACTTAAAGAGAAGATTAAGTGTGAGGCAACGGAACTCAACTTTCTTAAGAAGACCTCTCGTGCAAAATTGGTTTTTTAATCCATTTTAGAGTGTAAAAAATCCCGGCAAAAAATTCCTTATATTACCTTTTTTGAATGATGCCATATGATGCCTATTGTCAATATCTTGCACTCAAAAATCACTTTACGAAAGATAGTTTTGACTATCATAAGTATTGTGGTAAATCAAGAGCAACAGTACAATCTTTCTACAAACGGAAAGATAGAATGTGGTTTGAAAAGTTTTCAAGACAAAAAACAGATCAAGAAGTTATAGATTTTTTTGTTGCAAACTTTGTGTCTTGTAATGATCCAGAAACTTTATGGATTGGTGAAATAGTAAAGGAAGGTGAAGGAAGATATAAAAACTGGCAGAAAAAAATTCAATCATTATCATATCTGTTTAAAGAAGAATCTGAATATCTTTTTGAAGAAAATAAACTTGAAGATGTTTTTAAATGTTCAAAAGGACATCCAGTTCTTCTTAAAAGATTCTTGGGTGGAAAAATTTCATTAGAAACAATGGTTCTTTATGATAAAATCTTTTCATATACAAATAACTTTGATAAAAAACTCAAAGATCCTGTGTGGGAAACTGTTAGTCGTAGAATCAAAAAGTATAATTCATTCATAAATATTGACGTATTTGGTTATCGCAAGATTTTGAAAAAAATTATTTTTAAAGATCAATGAGTTTTTTTAGTTCAGAAATTGTACGTGCAGAGATGGTTGAAATCTCTGAGTTGCAGGAGAAAATTTATGGAAGTGTATTCCGATTTCCTTCTATGACAAAAGAAGATAAAATTGAGCACGTTACTCTTCTTGAAAAACTCTTGGGTAAGCAACAAATTCTCTATACTCGGTTGAGTTTGTCTGATGACCCAGAAGCACAAGAGATGAAGCAAAAAATTGCTAATTCTGCTCAGATGATGGGTCTTCCCGATCATGTTGATATGAATATTATCCTTAATAATATGTCAAAAATGCTTGAATCAATGAAACAACAAATTGACAAAACAGGTTCCGACCTGTAGAATAACTAAGTACACAAAAGCCAAATCCTATTAATACGAGGTATAAATGTCTAATTTCGCAAATCTTAAAAAGCAGTCTTCTCTTGGTTCACTCACTGAAAAACTGGTGAAGCAAGTAGAAAAAATGAGCACTACTTCGAGTGGTGCTGATGAACGTCTCTGGAAACCAGAAGTGGATAAAACCGGTAATGGTTTTGCAGTTCTTCGTTTCCTTCCTGCTCCTGATGGTGAAGATCTTCCCTGGGCAAAAATGTATTCACACGCATTTCAAGGAAATGGTGGGTGGTATATTGAAAATTCTTTGACTACTATTGGTGGTAAAGATCCACTTGGTGAATATAATCGTGAACTATGGAATACTGGATCTGAAACAAATAAGGAAATTGTTCGTAAACAAAAGCGTAAACTGAATTATTATTCCAACATCTACGTTGTAAAAGATCCTACAAACCCTTCAAATGAGGGTAAAGTCTTCCTGTTTAAGTATGGTAAGAAAATCTTTGATAAGATTATGGAAGCAATGCAACCTGAGTTTGAAGATGAATCCCCAATCAATCCCTTTGATTTTTGGCAGGGTGCAAACTTCAAACTGAAGATTGTAAAGAAAGATGGTTACTGGAACTATGATAAGTCAGAGTTTGATCGTATAAGTCCTTTGCTGGACGATGATGATGCTATGGAAGCAATCTGGAAGAAAGAATATTCACTGAATGCAATCACTGCACCAGATCAGTTCAAGACCTATGAGGAACTTGAACGTCGTATGAATATGGTTCTTGGTTTGAGTCCAAGTTCTTCTCCTACTCAGTCTCGTGCTGTTGTAGAACAAGAA